GGCGTGCCGATGAGCAAGTCGACCACCGCCCAGGGCCGCATCAACTGCGGTCAGCTCACGGGCCTCTCGGTGATCGACCGCCGCCTGCTGGAAATGGCGCGCGACCAGAACAAGACGCGCTACGAGGAGGACAACGCCTTCCTCGAGGGCATGTCGCAAACGATCGCCCAGACCTTCGTCTACGGCAACAACGTCGCCAACCCGGCCCAGTTCACCGGCCTGTCGCCGTTCTACAACTCGCTCAGCACCTCGACCGCGCAGAACGCCGCCAACGTCTTCACCGGCGGTGGCTCGGGCGGCAACAACGCCTCGATCTGGCTGATCGGCTGGTCGCCGCGCTCGGTCTACGGTGTCTACCCGATGGGCACCGCGGCCGGCCTCAAGGCCATGCCGCTGAACTCCACCGAACTGGCCTACGACTCGGCCGGCAACCCCTACCCCGCCGCGCTGACCTACTTCAGCCAGGACGCCGGCCTGTGCGTCGAGGACTGGCGCTGGGCTTCGCGCATCTGCAACCTCGACGTCACCTCGGCCGGCCTCGGAGGCAGCAACCCCTTCGACATCTTCGCCAACGGCATGAGCAAGCAGGTCCTGCGCATGCCGAAGATGGCGCGCAGCGTGTCCGCGATCACCGAGACCGACGCCAAGAGCGAAGCGGGCCTGGTGGTGCGTCCGGCCTTCTACACCAATCGTACGGTGCGGGGCTTCATGGACATCCAGATCATCCGCGACAAGAACGTCCTGATCGGCATGCACGACTACGCCGGCATGCCGACCGAGATGTACCGCGGCATTCCGGTCCGGGTGATGGACGTGATGACCTCGACCGAAACCGTCGTCAGCTGATCGAGAAGGATCCTTACTCATGTACGTCGATGCAGCCGCCGGCGCCATTCTCTCCAGCGCCCAGGCGATCACCGTAACGGCGGTCTCGACCGGCGTTTACGACACGGCCGGCCTGGGTGTCGGTCAAGCCGTCACCAACCGCTTCGGCACCGCCACCAGCTTCGGCGAGGACGTCGGCGGTGGTGGTCCACTGGTCAGTGGCCCGCAACTGGTGGTCACCGTCCCCACGGCCTTCACCGCGGGGGGCGCCGCCACCTTGCGCGTGCAGCTCCAGGCCGCCGTGGACGTGAACAACACCGGCCTGCCGGTGACCTGGGACACGATCGTGCAGACCGACGACATCGCCGTCGCGTTGCTGGGCGTGAGTTCGCCGCAGCGTCCGCTGGTGTCGTTCACCGTGCCCGACCGTTACCAGGGCCAGAACTTCCCGCGGTTCTACCGGCTGAACTACATCGTCGCCACCGGCCCCATGCTCACCGGCGCCGTCAACGCCATGCTGCTGACCGGCATCGACGACGTGCCGTTCTATCCGCCGAACTACTGAGGATCAGATGACAGTCGCCAAGGAAGACCGCATCGCCCGCGCCGTCGAGCTCTATGACAAGGGCGCCGGCGACAGCGTCTCGGACATCGCCCAGGCCCTCAACATGACGGTCGCCTCGGTGACCTACCATCTGAAGAATCAAGGTGTGTGGGCCGCCCGCGCCACGTCGACTGCATCGAACGCGTCGGTCCGCACCGAAACGTCCGACGCAGACAGTGACGAGGCCCTGGGCATTGGCGACGACGATACGCCGCAACTGGCCCAGGTCGACATGCAGGCGTTGCTCAACCACCCGGACTTCGCCAAGGTGGTCGACGCCATGGTCAACCAGCGCCTCGCGGCGCTGACGCCGCAGACCGCGAGGTCCGGCGAGGAACGCGCGTTCGACGCCTTCCTGGCCAAGTTCGACCACATGCTCGAGGTCCAGGCCGAACAGCGCCCCGGCTACATCAAGCCGCTGTCGGCCGACGAGATCGACGCGCGGCGCCAGGGCCGCGAGGACATGTTCGCCCTGCTGCGCGAGTACAAGGGCGCCAACATCTGGCCGGAGTGGCTGCTCGGCGACGAGGCCAACCCCTACTACGGGCCGTCGCCCAATGGCGACATCCTATACGAGCCGGGCCAGAAGATCGCCAGCCGCCGCCCTCCGGGCGAGGGCTGGGTCGCGCTGAACGAGCCGGCGGCCAAGGTCTACGAGGCCTACAAGCGCTGGGTCGGCGAGGTGGTCCCCGTCGACGAGCTGATCGCGGCGGCTGCCGCCATCGCCCGGGGCGAGAGCTCGACGCTGACGGCCGAGATGCCTACCCAAGCGCGCATCGAGGATCCGGACGTGCGGCTGATATCGGCCGACAAGGTCGACGTGGCGGCCAAGCGCGTGATGGGTACGCTCGCTCCGGAACTGCGCGGCAAGGTCATGCCCCGGCAGCCGGGCGTGACGCCCGAGCCCGCCGGTCCCGTCTTCGTGTCCGACGCCTGATAGGAGAGACCAGACGTGTCCATTTATCCTGCCGGCGTCGTGCAAAAGAATTCAGGCCTCGACGGTACCGAGCGTGTCGTTATCGACACGGGCGGCGCGGTGGTCGTCACGACCACCACCCAGGCCATCGCCAATTTGACGGCGGCGGGCGGCGTCTCGCAACTGGTTTTGGATGGCGCCACCTCCGGGACCACGACCGTCGTCCCTCAAGCCATTGCGTCTGGCACGCTCAGCCTGCCCGCCGCGACCGACACCCTGGTCGGGCGAGCGACTACCGACACCCTGACCAATAAGACCCTGACGTCACCGGCGCTGACGACTCCCGCGATCGGTTCGGGAGGCGCCACCTTCGCCGGATCGTCTTCCGGCACAAGCACGCTCAAGGCGGCGGCAGCGGCCGGCGGCACGGTCACCGTGCCGAACGTGACCGGCTCCGTGGCCGTCACGCCAAACACCACGCTTTTCGAGCCGGACATCTACCTCTGCACCGCGGCGCTCACGCAGAACGCTTCCGCCACCTATGCCGACATCACCGGGCTCGTGGCCACGGTCGTGGCCGGTACCTACCGGGTGAGGGCGGTGCTGCCTTCCACCGTCGCCAGCGGTACGGGCGGCATCAAGTACGCTTTCCACTATGCCAACTCCGCCGCCCTGTCGGCCCTGGAGATCACTGGACGCGGTTATACGGCTTCGGCGGTGGCGGTGCAGCACTCGACCACCACGACCGACGTGGCGGACCTATTCACCCAGGCGGCGGTGGTTCTGTTCACCGAACTGGACGGCGTGATCGTCGTCTCCACCGGCGGTACGATCCACCTGCAGATGGCGCAGAACACGTCGAACGCCTCCAACACCGTCACTCTCGCCAACGCCTATTTCGAGTTGACCCGGATCGCCTGAGGAACCTGAACCATGGCTCTCACCAACACCACCATCGCCAATGGCGCCGCGCTCCAGGTCTTCCCCCCGATCGGCGGCGACGGCGGCCTGCCGACCAGCAGCTACTCTGTCCTTGGCGTCACGTCGTTCGTCTGCAATGGGGCGACCCCGGTGACGGTGGCCTATGCGGGCCTGACCGCCAACTCGATTATCATCCCGACGCTCCGCACGGTTGGTGGTACGGTCGGCGCGATCCCAGTGCCCCAGACGGTCACGCCGGGCACCGGCTTCACCATCGCCGGCACCGCCTCGGACACCAGCACCTATAACCTGCTGATCATCGGCTGATGCCTCCAGTGAGCCAGTCGCAGCGACGGGCCATGTACGCCGCGGCCGAAGGGAAGTCGAACATCGGCATCTCCAAGAAGGTCGGCAAGGAGTTCACCGAGGCCGACCCCGGCGGCAAGTTGCCGGAGCGGAAAGCGGATCGCCGATATCGGCAGAAGGACTGATGACGTGGCCGACGATCCGATGCCGAAAGAACTCATTAGGGATCCTAAAACAGGACTGATGAGACCGCCTAAGCCGGGTGAAGATACCGAGCCAGCCGCGCCCAAGGCGTCATTGGCCAAGCAGACCATAAACGGCCTCGTAAAAGCGCTTGGTGGCGGTGATCAAGTTTCAGGGGCACAGAATGGGACTACGCTGAGCGCAGCTGATCGTCGCTACGGAAAGCCAAAGTAATGGCCGAGACCAAGCGCAAAGGCTGGATGAGCGCCAAGGCACGCCAGGCGCTGCCACGCTCCGACTTCGCGCTTCCTGGAAAGGGCGAAGGGCCGAAGGGCGCCGGCGCTGGATCGTACCCCATCCCGGATGTGGGTCACGCCAGGAACGCCCTGGCCCGTGTGGCTCAGCACGGCTCGTCGTCCGAGCAATCCAAAGTGCGCGCGGCAGTACACCGCAAATTCCCGGACATCGGGAAGGAGAGGGCTGATAAGCGCTATGGCCGGAAGTGATTCCGATCTGGAGAGTGCACTGCGTGCGTCGCTTTCGACGACTTTCATGTTCTATGTGGAAGCGCACATCTTCCATTGGAATGTGACCGGGCCTCGGTTCTCCCAACTGCACGCCTTCTTCGGCGAGATATACGAAGATGCCTTCGAGGCGGTGGACGCGCTCGCCGAGCATCTACGCACGCTCGATGTCCCCGCGCCGGAGACTTCCGGAGAGCTTTTCGATCCTTCCGCCGTGCGCATCGAGCAGCCGGTGCAGGATGCCGACGGCATGGTCGCCAAGCTCGACGCTGACAACAATATCGTCATGACGGTCCTGAAGAACGCCCAGGAGGCGGCTGAAGAAGCCGAGGAGGTCGGCGTCGCCAACTTCCTCCAAGATCGCATCGACCGCCACGCCAAATGGGGTTGGATGTTGCGCTCCACCGAAGAGCCCGTCGTTTCCCGCCCTGATCGCCGTTATAGGAGGGCCTGATGGCCGATAAATCCGCCGCTGAGCGCCGTTACGGCAAGAAGGAAAGCGAGCCCGCCGCCGAGAAGGCGCGCGAGGAGAAGAAGCCGTCTGAAGAGACGAAGGAGTCTCCAGCCAAGGAGGCCTCCGAAAGCGAATCCAAGGGCGAAGACGACCACATGGTGCGGCTGCGTGAGATGGCCAAGCGCCACCAGCGTGAGCACCGCGACCTGCACGGCCAGCACCAGGACGCGATCAAGTCCATGTTCTCTCGGCACCAGGCCGAGATGAAAGCCAACATGGACCAGATGGTCCCCGGCGGCGAAGAAGCGCCGGCCGAACAGCCGGGCGCGGAGGGCGGGGAGTAAATCGCCATGGCCATGAGCCGCTTCGTCGACATGGCCCACGATGACGAACAGCTCTACGAGCTGTCCAAAGGCATGCCGGACGACTGGGAGCCTCCCGAGTACCCGTGCGGTCTCTGCTTCATGCTGCCCGCATCGGTGCTGGAACAGGTCGAGGCCGACGGGGGCGATCCTGGCGACACCATGCGCTTCGGGCTGATGGCCAAGGTCACCAGCGTGTTCCGCAGTATGGACGATTGTCGCGTGGAGCTTCGGGTCACCGACTTCGCGGGCGAGGATGGCCAGTTCGTCGACCTGGACGACGATGACGACATGCCATGGATGGCGCCGTCGCTGTGCCTCTGCGCTGCGGATCTCGACAAGCTCGGCCTTGAAGCCGATTGCGATCTGGGTGATACCATTCACCTGGTGGGTACGGTCAGGCTCGAGAGCCTGTCCAACGATGGATTTTCCGGCGAACAAGCGAGGCTCCAGATCACGGAGCTGACCTACGCCGGGGATGAAAGCGCTGAGAACCGAGAGGCTTGAGGTGACGAGCGATGCCTGCTGGTTCCAGCGCCGTCACCGTGGTCAACGAATCTCTGCAAATGATCGCTTCGCAGAAGCGGATCATCTCGCTCACCGACGGTAGCCCTGCAGCCCAGGCCGCGAACATCCTCTACACGCCCACCGTCGAACTGCTGCTGCGCGAACTCGATCCTGACTTCGCCCGGTACACCTTCGTCCTGGCGCCCGCCACGGTAACGTCGTCGATCGTCCCTTGGACCTACGCCTACACCTATCCGGCCGACTGCCTGCGCTTGAGGCAGGTAAGGCCTCCCGGGTCGGGCACGGGTGCGCTCACCGACCTGAACGATCCCGCGCCGGTCCTGGCCAACGTCGGCTTCGCACTGAACGTCTCCACGCCGGCCAAGGTGATCCTGACCAACCAGCAGAACGCGCTTGGGGTTTATACAACATCGCTCACCACTGAGGCGCAGTGGGACGCGGTGTTCCAGGATGCGGTCGTGCGGCGCCTATCCAATCCCCTGGCCATGGCGCTCAGCGGCCGGCCGGACTTCGCCAAGACCATCCTGGAGCAGTCGGCGCTGGTCGCCGCCACGGCCGAGGCTGTCGACGAGGGCGGCTTCCGCAGAGGATTTGGCTGATGGCTGAGAGCGTCGTCAACCTGATCAACGAATCGCTTCGCGCCGGCGGCGTGATGAAGCGGATCCAGGACGTGTATGAAGGCTCCGACGCCGCGCGCGTCGCGCTGGAGCTCTACGGCCAGGCCCGGGATGAACTGCTCGATCTCAAGGACTGGTCCTTCAACCGCCAGACCGCGCCCTTGATCCTGCTGAAGGGGCCGCCGCCCGCGACCGGCTACTCCATAGCCAGCCCATGGAGCAACCTCTATCCCGCGCCCGGGTGGCTCTACGAGTACGACTACCCTAACGCCGCGGTCGATCTGCGCGCCATCCTCCAGCAGCCTGGAGCGATGCCCGATCTCGATCCGGTTCCGATCGCGTGGCGCGTGGACAACGACCCGACGCCGAACATCGTCGATGGCGTCGCGGTCGGGCCGGAAGCCAAGGTCATCTACTGCAACGTGACCAACGCCCTGGCGACGTACCGCAGCCGGGTGACCGATCCGACGATCTTCGACCCCGGCTTCAAGGCCGCGCTCATCGCC